TTCACCTGTTTTACTGCTATACTTCGTTATGGGTGGACAACGGGTGGTCTATGGGTGGACAAGTATTTTAGGGTTGATGACCCACGGGAAATTACCTGTGTGTAAGGGTTTACAGACTCTTGGACAATGTGGACAACTATAATATTATTGATAGTTGAAGTATAGATATATACTTATTTATAAGTAGTTTTTATGCTAAAACCTACAGGTAAACTGAAAAAGCTCAATAGTTGTCCACCTGAACCACCAATCGGGTTTATAAGTAGGCGGGTGGCGGCTTTACGGGTGGACAATGGATTGTCCACCAGCATTGTCCACCGCCTTCTGAGCGGCCGACCCAGTTTTCTGCCCACACAGGTTTTTAGGCCTTATTTCCCGCCGCCGGCGAAGATGATCACGACCGCGCACAAGATGAGCACCCATACCGATGGCTGACCGGTGTCAAGAGCCATAGCGAAGAGGTTGACGAGCAGAGCTGTGGATAGTATGCCATAGAGTATATGCATCTGGTGGTTGTTGGTTGGGTGTTTGGGTTGTGGTTGTGTTGTCTCGATAAAAACCCCGTAAGTGGCTCAGGAGCGATTATATCCCTGCAGGCATGTGGTTGTATACCTAATAGGATATAATCGCTCCTGAGCCGTTTGGGCGCGTGTTACATGCTATAGTCCTGCAGCGTCACCACGCGACCGGTGTCTACCGCACGCCCCGCCGCGTCTGTATCCCACACCGACACGAGCTTCAGGCCCTTTAGGTAGGCGGGGGCCTTTAGGGTGGGTGTGAGCTTGATCGCTTCAAGCCGGGTGATCGCACAGGCCTTGAGAAGCCGTGTAGCAGCAAGCCAAGCGGTCCGCTTGCTCAAGGAGTCAAAAGCTATGGCTTCGCAGCTGTTAGCAAAGCCACTTGCGGGCTCCGCTGGGTTGGGACTGGTGGAGCTGTCAGATAAAGCGTAATAGTGTCTCATGATGGTAGTATTTGGTTGGTTGTTGTTGTTGTTGCTGTCGATCCTTACATCTATAAGATAACAAATAACTTTTTAACATGCAAAATATATTTTATCCTGTAGCGTCAGTATATGGAGTCCCGTAGCGTCACCACGCCATCGGTGTCTACCGCACGCCCTGTCGCGTCTGTATCCCACACCGACACACTTTTCAGGCCCTTTAGGTAGGAGGGGCCCTTTAGGGTGGGTGTGAGCTTGATCGCTTCAGGCCGGGTGATCGCACGGGCCTTGAGGAGCTTTGTAGCAGCAAGCCATGCGGTCCGCTTGCTCACAGAGCTAAAAGCTATGGCGGTGGAGGTGTTAGCAAAGCCACTTGTGGGTTCCGTTGGGTCGGGACCGGTGAAGCTGTCAGATAAAGCGTAGTAGTGTCTCATGGTAGTGGTGTTTTTGGTTGTTGTTGTTGTTGTTGCTGTCGATCCTTACATCTATAAGATAACAAATAACTTTTTAACCTGCAAACTATTTTCTGTCCTTTTTTTTCTTCTTGCTGCGGTTATTGTTGTTGTTGTTGCTGTCGATCCTTACATCTATAAGATAACAAATAACTTTTAACCCACAAACTATTTTTCTGTCTTTTTCTTCTTCGTGCCCCAGCCACCCGGAAATAAAAAACGCAGGTTTGCGGACTTAACCGATAAATTTTTTTATATTTGTAATATGAACTCTATCTATTCACTTGTATACGACCGTGAGGCATTATGACAGTCGATGATCTTAGTTTTGCAGTCGATGAGCTTAGTTTTGCCGATTTGAAATTATCTTCTGGAAAAGAAAAAGATGTCATAGATAATCAAGACTCTGATGATCTTAGTTTTGCCGATTTGAAATTATCTTCTGGAAAAGAAAAAGATGTCATAGATAATCGAGACTCTGATGATCTTGTAGACGAGGCCGAGAGCAGGGGTGACATTGGCCGCAGGAGAGCAGAGAAGCGATTACAAAAATACACCGCCCGCCACCTGTTGCAGCTAAAGGATTTTGCAAGCGTAGGCTTTCCGGAACAAGGTGAAATGTCGGTGATAATATCAACTGGCTCCTTTAACGCTTTTACGATTATTCAACAGGCCTTTATTGATTATGTAAAAATAGACAGGCTAATGATAACGACGTTTAATATGCATCAGGACGTTATATCATCGCTATTTAGGGACTTTGACTCAGGAAAGATCGGATATCTCGATATCATGCTGTCCGAAAGCGTAAAATTCCGTATGCCTAAAAGATACACACAGATGATAACTGAGTTTGACAAGCGAAGCCACAGCGGAAGAATTAGAGTAAAATTTAATTGGAATCATTCTAAAATTATATTGATACAGGCTGGATCGACGAAGCTCTGTATATCAGGAAGCGGAAATTTATCAGACAATGCGCAGTTCGAGCAGTATTATATCAGCAACGGATGCAGTGATTTTGAGTTTTTCCGAGACTGGATAGACAGGGAATTTGAGGGGGAGAACAGGAAACGTGAAAAAATACTGAGATAAGGATGACAGGAGGGAGCCCTATGAATAAAGAGCCAAAAGCAAACGGAAGGCCACTGACAGAAATAGATTGGGTGGAGTTCGATAAGCTATGTATGATGCTATGCACTCAGGTCGAGATTGCCGATTGGTTTGGATGTACTGACGACACCATACAGGCCGCGGTTCGTAAAAAATACGGAATAGGTTTTTCGGAATTATATAAAAGAAAATCTGTCAAGGGAAAGACAAGCATACGACGCGCACAATACATTTTAGCGACAGAGGACAGAAACCCAACAATGTTGATCTGGCTGGGGAAACAATATCTTGGTCAAAGGGACCAGCAAAATCTGAACCACACGAGCGAGGATGGCAGCATGACACCCAAGGCGGGAATAGATACCAGCAAGCTGTCCACCGAAGCCCTGGCTGAGATCATGGCGTTACACGATGACCAAAACTCATGACATCGATGTTAAGGCCGTTGAGCGCGAATTGTGCCGGCGGTCTTTTTCTCATTTTATCAGGCGTGCATGGCCGCACATCATACAAGACAGATACATCCACAACTGGCACGTCGATGCAATGGCAGAACATTTTGAGGCTGTAGCCGACGGACAGATAAGCCGACTACTCATCAACATACCTCCAGGGACCAGCAAATCAACTATCACAGGGATAATGTATCCGGCCTGGCTATGGGGCCCGAAGGGGCAACCTCAGCACAAGTTCATCGGAGCCGCACACGAGCAAGGGCTGGCCGTCCGTGATAGCCGAATGATGAGAGAGCTTGTCACCTCTGAGTGGTTTCAGTCTTTGTGGCCACTAAGGCTAGCCGGGGACCAAAACGAAAAACTGTACTTCGAGAATGCAGAGAGGGGATTTCGTCAAGCGTGTGCCGTTGCTTCTATGACTGGCCGCCGCGCCCATACAATCGCATGGGACGATCCGTTAAGCCCGGAAAAAGCTCATAGCGACATGCACAGGGAGACCGCCATTAGGGTTTTAAGGGAGACGCTTCCGACCCGCCTAAGCGATCCGGAGAAATCAGCAATAATCATCGTAATGCAGAGGTTGCACGAGAACGACCCCAGCGGGTATATTCTGGCGAATGAATCCGGTTACGAACACCTCTGCCTGCCGATGGAGTTTGATCGGTCAAGAAAATGTGTAACTTCTCTCGGATGGCAAGACCCACGAACAGAAGATGGGGAGTTGTTATTCCCCGGCCGGTTCCCCCGTGAAGTAGTGGACCGGGACAAAAAGGCCATGGGGGAGTATGGCACAGCCGGACAGTTTCAGCAGTTACCTTCACCACTTGGCGGCGGCATATTCAAGGCTGACTGGTGGCAGCATTACACGGTGATGCCAAAGATCAAGTACCGGATGATCTACGCCGACACAGCGCAGAAAACAAAAGAGCAAAACGACTTCTCTGTTTTTCAGTGCTGGGGTAAAGGCGACGATGGTCGAATATATTTGATAGATATGGTACGCGGGAAGTGGGAAGCGCCGGAGCTATTAGTTATCGCCAAGGCGTTCTGGGACAAACACAAGGCCGCCTCAAGGATAATGGGTACGCTGAGACAGATCAAACCAGAGGACAAATCAAGCGGCACCGGTCTAATTCAGCAACTAGCGAAACAGCGAATCCCCGTTGTGGGGATACAAAGAGGGACGGACAAGGTCACGCGGGCTATGGATGTCGTTCCGCAGATTCAAGCCGGAAACGTAATGTTACCGGACTCCGCGCCATGGTTGTCTGATCTACTGTCAGAGGCAACGGGCTTTCCTAACGCAACGCACGATGATATATTGGACCCGCTTATGGACGCCATAAGTGATATGTTGATCGAGAACCAGCGGCCTAGTTACGCTGATATTTTATAGTCTAACTATGAACCCCCCACCTAAAGGAAGGGGAGAATGTCAAAGGAAAACATGAGCATCCCAAAGTTATTCACCGACGGCCTTACCAGCCTGACAAGCAAGCTGGCTAACCGCCGCAACGCCCACGCCACCAACCGGATGACAACTTCCCGCGTTGACTGGGATGAGCTGAGGGCGATCTATAAAACGGGCTCGGTAGCAAAATCATCCGCACAAATCAGGAATGGCGCTCAATGGCACGCTGCAATTCGAGAGTGAGGGCGATAAAGACTTTACGAAGCACGATTGCAGCAACACGTCAAAGACGGAT